GCAGACATGAACGTTGAATTGCGGGTGTTGCTGCGGGAGTACGCTACGCCCCTACTCGCCCAGGACGCAGCCAAGCCACGCAGCCCGGTGGCCAAACTCCAGAAGCAAATGGATAAGTTTGCGGAGCGCTGGACCAACCGCTGGGACGGCATGGCGGACAGGATAGCGGACAAGTTTGCTACCGAAGCCTGGACGGCCACGGATAACGGTGTACGGGCCAGCTTCAAAAAGGCTGGGTTCACTGTCAAGTTCAAACCAACCAAGCCCATGCTGCTGGCGTTCAACACGCGCGTGGCCTACAACGTTGGGCTCATCAAATCGATTCCCCAACAGTATCTCAAGGACGTCACCAGCTCCGTGTGGAACACAACCACCACCGGCGGGGACCAGAATGCGCTGTTTGAGGGTATCCAGAAAGCCTACAAGGTTGCGGAGAAGCGCGCGGCCCTCATTGCCCGGGACCAGACCAACAAGGCCAAAGCCAGCTTTGAGAAGACGCGGCGCCTAGAGCTGGGCATCACCAAAGCTGAGTGGCAACACTCCAACGGTGGAAAGACTCAACGCCCTACCCACGTCCGCGCGGGCCGCAAGCGTGTTAGGTTTGACATTGCCACAGGCTGGCAGGACCCCCATGACGGGAAGTTCAAACAGCCTGGGGAAGATATCAATTGCCGCTGCACCAGCCGCGCGGTTATTCCAGGGATACACACATGAAGGTACGCTACCGTTGGAATCATCAGTTTAGCCGCTGGGTGCTAGTCATAGGCAGCACATCTGCATATCTCCCTGGTAAGTATCCGGTGACACTACGATGACAACCATTGCCTACCGTGACGGCGTTATGGCCGCCGATTCCTGCGTAACCATGTCGGATGACGCAGCGGGAGATTACAAGGGCCATTGCGTCAAGCTGCTGGAATGTTGCTACGGCATATGCGCTTTACAGGGTGAGTCAACACCGGGGATGGCCTTCTGGCACTGGTGGCGTACAGGCATGAGGGATGAAGCATTGGCAGACCGAATCCGCGCGTCTCAAGCAGATTTTGCCGCCCTCACCCTGACGCCTGAGGGCCTGTTTGTGTGGGATCACTGGCTGCTTCCTGAACAGGTGGAAGACGAGTTTTACGCCCTGGGCTCAGGCACCAAGGCTGCCTTGGGGGCTTTACATATGGGCGCAACTGCGGTAGAAGCTGTTCGCATTGCCTGTCTGATTGATCCCTATACGGCGCTCCCGATTGTTTCTAAGACCCTTCGATAACACAACATAGGTACACGCACGCATGGCTAAGTTGAAAAAGGTTGTTGGTTCTGGGCTCCAGGCGTTCAAGGCAACGCATGACCCCAAGGTTGTAATACCGGGCAAGATTCGCAAGGCCCTGGAGACGATGGCCAAAGCCAACGTTGAGAGCTGGTTGGCTGAGGAAGATTTCATCAAACAGGCCGGTGTGTCCAAGGAAGAAATCCGGACAAACCGGGAAGCGTTTGATGAACATATTGTGGAAGTGAAGCGCAAGGGCCGGGGCACCCCCGCCCGCTTCTGGTTCGCAGATGCCAAGGTGGCCACAAAGGCCCGGAGTTAAGACCATGCTGGGCAATACCCTTGCTGATTTTCGCACGCTGAAGTCATCCGCCAAGTACGCGGACGCTTCGCAAATCACCATTGACTTCCACAGGGTGTTGCCCAGCCGGTTCCGTAACGCCATTGTTGTATCCGCCCAGAACGCCACGCCCGTCCACGCGAATTGGTGGCAATGCATTCTGACTGCAGCTGCTCACTACCGGGCGCAAATATTCGTCATCCCCCTGCGCTACAAGAACCCAACGTCTGTGTGGACCAAATCCCAGGACAATGATGAGCATTGGGCGGATGAAGTCCAACCGTACCTGTGGTCCAGGCGCCTGGATTTCAACAGCAACCTGAAACTGTTTGGTGACATTCCCACGCAGCCAACTGACACCATGCCTTTGTCAGGTGTTGACCAGATGAGCGGGCCGCAGTCATCCATCTACGGTCATGTCAAGTTGCACAGTCTCAACATTCCCGTTCCCAGCGGCAGAATGCCAAAGCTCATCACCACTACTGGCGCCTGCACCCAGGAAAACTACAGTCTGACTAAGCGCGGCAAAATTGCCGAATTCCACCACAGCCTTTCAGCACTGTTGGTTGAACTGCGTGGGGAAGATCAGTTTCACATACGTCAGCTCCACTATTCGAAGACACACAACAGCGCCACGGACGGGCTGAAGGGCAACACCTTCCACCCCAACGGCATGGTTACCAAGGCGCCTCGTCCGCTCAACCTGGGCTGCGGTGACATTCATGTGGACTTCATTGACCCCAAGGTGTGGACGGCAACCGCGAAGATTCTGGACCGATTGCAGCCTGAAAGCGTCATCCTGCCTGACCTGTTAGATAGTTACGCAATCAACCACCATACCCGCAATGACTTGGTGGCCCAGTACGCCAAGCATATGGCGGGCCGCCGCGATATGAACGCTGAGACCCTGCGGGCTATCGGCTGGACTGTGGGCAATGCCAACCGTTGGGATGAGACGGAATGGGTTGTGCAGGCTTCCAACCACAACGATATGCTCCGCCGTTGGGTGTTGGACCGGCTCCGTATGGGCTTCGGTGAAGACGTCCACAACATGAGTTTTGGCGTTAAAACCGCTGACTTCATGTTGGACAATGCCAAGTTTGTTGAGGGCAAGGGCGTCAGCTATCCGGACCCCCTGCACTATTGGTTCCGTCAGCAACCCAATCTTCCTGAGAACCTGCGGCTGTTGGACTTGGATGAACCATACATGAAAGGTGGCATTGCCCTACACCTTCACGGTGACCTGGGTGCCAATGGTGCGCGCGGTGCGGCCAAAGCCTTTGCGCAGATGGGCGATAAGTCCAACACCTTTCACCGGCACACGGACTACATCTATCAGGGAAACTATGGCGCTGGCACCAGCACCGGGTTGAAAGCTGAATACAACCATGGGCTTAGCTCATGGACTCAGGCCCACGTATTGACACAGTGGGACGCCAAGCGCCAAATAATTCGGTTTATTGACGGGTACTGCAACAACTAACACGGAACACCGCACGCATGGCATTACAATACGGTTTTAAGGGCACAGACCCTTACATTTCTACAGTCAAGGGCCGCCACTTCTTCGCAGCCAATCCAGTGTTTGACGCGGAGGAAATCGGGCACGCCCTGGGGAACAACTGCCGGTACGGTGGACACTCCAGGCGATTCTATTCCGTGGCGGAACACTCCCTGTTGGTTGCAATGCTGTGCGAACAGCTCGGACTGGCAGACCCGTTCGAGGGCCTTATGCATGACGCGCATGAAGCCTACTTCATTGACCTGCCCAAGCCCTGGAAGATGTTGGTTCCGCAGTACGTGGAGATTGAGCAGTTTTTGGAAGCCAGATTGCGTGAGCAGTACAAGCTGGTCCCGAAGATGAGCGATGGATGTAAGCAGGCGGACCTGATCGCCCTAGCCATGGAATCCCGCCAACTCCTGCCCAACAAGGGAAACGACTTTGAATGGGCGCCGGGCATCCAAGCGCAAGCCCACAGGCTGCGTGATTTCCAGCTCAACTACTGGGACCCTGCTATCGCCCGAAGCCACTGGATGGCAGCGTTTGCGGAGTTTGCTGGCCCCCGTGGGATTCACTCATGACCCTGGCGGCGCTGGCCCAGGTTGCAATTGCCTTCACCGGCCTAACGGCTGTATTCCTCACCCAGACCCCACGCTGGGCGCGTTGGGCGTGTTGGTTTGGGCTGGCCGGTGAACCTGCATGGTTTTACAGCGCATGGACCGCACACCAGTGGGGCATCTTCACCCTGGCGTTCTTATACACCTTCGCCTGGGGCAAGGGCGTCTGGACGTACTGGTTGGCGCCGTATATGCTCCGCTATCGCACCCGGCCTTGTTCCTGCATTGAATGTAGGTATGAGGTTAGCCAAGGCCGCAAGCCCTACAACATGAGGTAACATATACATGGCCCTGACGCTGCCCACTGATTCTGAGGAACGGAAACACATCCCTCTGTTCTCCGGTTGCTTCCAGTACGCCCCCGCTGCCCTCATGGGTGTTGCCATGCACTCCGAAATGGGGAACAACAAACACAACCCCGGCCAGCCGCTGCATCACGCGCGCTGGAAGTCCATGGACCACGCGGATTGTATCCTGCGCCACCTTATGGATATCAGCGACATGATGGCCATCTTCGAGCGCGGGCACTCCGTTGGCGGTGCGCTACTGGCGGAAGCTGTTACGGAAGGTGACGCCAAGGCCCTGCTGGCTGAATGTAACGCCCTGTGCTGGCGGGCACTCATGCTGTCCCAACAGGTGCATGAACAGTACGGCGGCGCTCCGTTGGCTCCGCGCGCCCGGCTGGGTGAACAGTGTGAGTCCGCCCCAGACCCGGGTGACTACCTGAATCCAATATTGGACGAAGCCCGATCCCTGGAGCCGGACCCGCTGCAGCCAACCGAAATGCAGGTGGTCACCCTGGGTTGCGGGTGCGTGAAGCGCTGCAAGGGGCACGCAGAAGCAGCACCCCCGGATGCTGACTACCACGCAAAGGTAGTTCCCACGGGAACTGGCCCGAAGGACCCCAGCGGTAAGCCCTATGCACAGCTTGGCCCGTTCGCCATGGTTGACCCCGCCCCTGTAGGCTTCGATCCCGCTGATTGACATAACCTTGCACCGTACCCCACAGGCTTGTACCCTGTGGGGTATGTTCACATTGGCTGAAGACAAGAGCGCTCGCACGTCCGATAGATTCGGGCGGATGCGTGTGGAAATGACCAACATTTCCAAGGCCAACGTGTGCCCGTACCTGGGTAAGGAAATCCCTGGCTATCAGGCTTTGGGCCTGGACGCAAAAAAGATCTATAACCTGTGGCGTCACCCGGACGAGCTGAAGAAGGCCGCCCAGACTTTCGACATGGTTCCGGTGCTGGATGAGCACATAGCCACGGACGCGGCGCGCCCGCAGAAGGACTATATTGCAGGCACCACCGGCACCGGCACAGTTTTTGAATACCCCTATCTCAAAACGCCCATGGCCATTTGGGTTGGTGATTCCATCGACGGAGTAACCAGCCGGAAGAAGCGGGAATTGTCCCCAGGCTACGGCTATCGTCCCGACATGACGCCAGGGGTGACTCCAGATGGAGTTGCGTACGATGGCATCATGCGCGATATTATGGGCAATCACGTGGCTATTGTTAAAGAGGGCCGCACCGGCCCGGACGTGATGGTAGCCGACGAAAAACCCCTGGAGCTTGTTCCAATGAAGCGCGAAGCTGTAACCAAAGCCATTGTTGCCGTCCTGACTGGCGTTGCCCTCTCCCCTGAGCAGCAGCTGGCTGTTGACACGGCGCTGGACGCTGCCATGTGTTCGGCTGAAAAGGCCGCCAAAAAGGCAGTCATGGACGAGAGCCCGGACGATTATGAAGACGACCCGGGCAAGCCTGGGGAGAAGCGCCGGAAGGCCAAGCCAGCTCCGCAGGCGCATGACGCCAAGGTACTGACGCAGGCGGACGTTGACGCAGCAGTGAAGTTGGCCGTTGACGCTGCCCTGGCCAAGGGAAAGACTGACGCGGAAGCTGCGGCCTGCGCGGCCCGCGAAGCGGAGCGTGCCCTGGCGGCGGCCCGTTCGGATGTGTCGGAGATTGCTGGTGATTGCGCTGCCTTGGACAGCGCGGAAGCAGTGTACCGTTATGCCCTGGAACAAGAGAGAGTTGCAGGCGCCAAAGAAATTCACGCCTCTGCCCTCCCCGCCCTGTGGGCTTCCGTCAAGGCCGCGAAGGCCGCGAAGACGATTGCCACGGACAGCGTCACCCGTTCTGCCAAACCAGATGCCGTTGCCGCTGTTGCGGCTATCGGTTTCTAAGGAATCGCCCACATGGGTTTCCAGAGAACAGTCAACCAACAGCCCGCACCTGCAGTGCCGGGAGACTTCGCAGGCACCAATCCCCGTGCCAGTGTTGTCGCTCCGCCCAACGGATACGTGGCTGCACCTAACTATCCGGCTACCTTCGGGGGCGCCTTGCGCGACGCCCTTATCGTAGGTCGGTTCGCGTGGTTCAACTATGCCACCGGTCTGGCCGCAAACTACCTGACGCAGAACAGCCTTATTGGCTTCGTGCATCGGGAAGTACAGACCATCATCACTGATTTTCTGGGCGAGCAGCGTATGGGGGTCCAGCAGGGATTCCCGGTGACTGGTTGCAGCCAGGGTGATTTCTGGGCGGACTTCTCCGCCAGTGCGCCGGATGCCGCAGGGCTGAGCGTATACGCGGACCCGGTGACGGGTATCGCTACCGCTGGCGCCCCGGGCGCGTCGGTTACAATTGCCATCACTGCGTCTCTCGCCAGCACGGGCGTCTTGACGGTGACCGTAACCGCTGGTGTCCTGGCGGTTGGGCAGTTGGTTGCGGGCGCGGGCGTCCCCGCCGGCTCCTTCATCACTGCGCAGCTTACGGGCTCCGCCGGGTCTACTGGCACGTATCAGTTGAACCAGGGCGCGACCGTGGGCAGCGAAGCCATGACGGCCTATGGTGTGCAGGAAACCCGCTTCAAGCTGGCCACTCCGGTGGCTGGAACAGTCAGCTTTACCGGCGCCCTGGCCGGTTCTCCCGGCGCTCAGTTCACCGGTGTGGTATCGGGCAACGTTCTTACCGTGTCGGCATTGACGGGCGTACTGCACCAGGGTGACTTGGTGAGCGGTACGGGCGTAGTACAGGTCCCGCTGGGCTCACAGCTCACTGGATTCCCCGGTAGCGTTGGAACGTACAATTTCACTCACGCGGACGTGGGCAGCGAAGCCATGACGACCACCAGCACGCCCAACGGCATCCTGGCTGCGTCAGCAGTTTCCGGCGGCTCCTTGGCCCCCGGTGAACGAATCGTAGGTGCAAGCATCCCAGCCTGGGCGCTCATCCTGGGCCAGATTTCTGGCACCTCGGGCGGCGCGGGCAACTACCAGACAAACCTGTTTCAGCTCATTGGCTCCGAAGCCATGACTGCAACGCAAGGGCATCTGGGCAAAATTTCCACGTGGCAGGCGTAAGCAACCATGGTCCAAGTAACGAATAGCGGGTTTCAGACCCTTGTGAACCGCCAGCCCGCTCCCGGGCAGGCCGGTGACTTCTACGGTGTGAACGCCCGCGCCGTCGTCCTTGCTGGTCCTGGCCAGCTCAAGGCGCCAGCGGGCGGCCTGATCGTGGGTAACTTCGCATGGGCTGACCTGACCACAGGTGACGTGTCCCAGGCGTACAACGCCAACGGCCAGATTGGGCTGCTTCATCGCGATGAGCAGGCCATTATCGTCACGTACCTGGGTGTATCCACTTACGTGATGAACGCAGGCTTTCCAATCACTCTGTTCAGTCAGGTGGATCAATGGGCCTTGTTCGCGGCGGGCGCTACTCCGGGCCAAAAGGTCTACGCGGATCCGCGCACCGGCGCACCGGTTGCGGGCGGCGCCGTGGCTCCGAACGTGGCCAGTGTCACCGGTTCCGTGGGCGCAAGCTTTACGGGTGTGGTGGCGACTAATGTCCTGACTGCTTCGGCGGTCACGGGCTACCTGAGCCCTGGCGACATCGTCAACGGTACGGGCGTGGTCAATGTGGTCTTGGGCGCTCAGCTTACGGGAACCCCCGGCGGCGCTGGGACGTACACCTTCGTCCACGCGGACGTGTCCAGCGAAGCCATGACCAGCACCAGCACGGTGTTGGACGTCACGGCGGTTGGCTCGGGCACCCTGGGTGTTGGTGACGTGCTGACGGGACCTTCCGGTTCTCCGCAGATTACGGGCCAGATTTCTGGCACTCCCGCCGGGGGCGTTGGCCTTTATCAGCTCAGTGGCTCAGCTATCTCCTTCGCTTCGGGCACCATTACGGTTGCCGCGATTGCTACCCCCTGGAAAGTGAAGTCCAAGGCGGGCGCTGGCGAAGTGGCCAAAATTTCTACCTGGGGCAAGTAACCATGGGTTTCCAGAAGACAGTCAACAGTCAGCCGGGCGTGGGCCAAGTTGGCGATTTTGCGGACGCGAATCTGCGTACCGTGGTAAACGCTGGCCCGGGTGGCTTCGTGGCTTCTGCCACGCGCCCGCCGATTGTGGGCCACTTCGCCTGGGGTGATCAAAATCCGGCGGGCGGCGCTGCTGCGGAAGTATCCGGGCAGGCAGGCATTGCCACCGGCGGCCAGCTCTTGGGCTCCTACCAGGGCGAAGCCACCACAGAAATTGGGTTCGTGGCGGGACGCGCGGTCAACACGGTCATTTCAGCATTCCTGGCTGAAGCGTCCCTGGTGTTGGCTCCGGGCTTCATCGGAACCATTTTCAATGAGGGCGGATTCTGGGCTGCTTTCGCTGCTGGCGCTACTCCGGGCCAGAAGGTATTTGCTAAGTACATTGACGGGGAACCGGTGGCCGGGACGGCTGGCGATTCCACGCAAACGGCCAGTGTTACTGCGTCCTTGGCCAACACGGGCGTCTTGACTGTGACAGTTGTCGGATCGGGCACGGTACACGTAGGTGACGTTGGCACGGACGCTGCGGGCCATACGTACGCCATTACGTCCCAGCTTTCTGGCACCGCCGGTGGCGTGGGTACGTACCAGACCAGTCTTACGGGCGTCACACAGGGTGGCGGAACCGTCACCTTTGCTGATAGAGTTGAAACTGCTTATTATGTCACGTCGCCAGCGCTTGCTGGTGAGCTTGTCAAAATTTCTACCTGGGGCTAATCCACATGCGCGTTACATTTGATTCCAAAGCTTTCCATGCCGCCCTCAAGGCAGGCCACGGCGCAGAAGTTTTGCGCGCTGCGGCTGCGGCCAAGGGTCTCCACTTCCATGATCGTGACTTCAGTGAGCTTGCACTGGACGCGGTGAAGCTGGTCCCCCGCAACTCTGTTGAAGTTGAGGGCCGCCTGGAATTTGCGCCGGTTCCGGCAGGAATGGCGTACGACGCCCAGCCTGAACTGGTCACCGTTGCCAACGCGGGCATTCCTGCGTTCCTCACCAACTGGGTTGACCCCAAGCTGATTGAAGTTCTGGTTAGCCCGATGAAGGCCGCCCGGATCTATGGCGAGGAAAAGAAGGGCGATTGGACCACAGAAGACATTTACTTCTCTGTGATTGAATCGCAAGGTGAAGTCTCCAGCTATGGCGATTTCAACAGCAACGGTTCTGTTGAAGTCAACAGCAACTTCCCCCAGCGCCAGACCTACCACTACCAGACTTTCACCCAGTGGGGTGAGCGGGAAATGGCTAAGGCCGCCCTGGCAAAGATTGATCAGGCCAGCCGTCTGAACATCGCCAGCGCGCTGTTGCTCAACAAGTTCCAGAATGCTAGCTACTTCTTCGGCATTTCGGGCCTGCAGATTTACGGCGGGTTGAATGACCCCACGCTGTACGCGCCGATTGCGTCCACCACTCCCTGGAACAGCACTACTGACCCGGTTGTGATCTATGACGACGTTCGGCGCCTGTTCCAGCAGATTGTCTCCCAGGCCAACAGCACTGTTGAGCTGGACGACAACGCGCGGATTGTGCTGGCCATGTCGGCAACCAATCAGGTCAACCTGAAGAAGGCCAACCAGTTCAATGAATCGGTTCTCAGCCTGCTGAAAACCAATTTCCCCAATATCCGTTTTGAGACGGCGCCGGAGTTCAGCACCCAGGCGGGTGAAGTGGTCCAGATGATTGTTGAGGAACTGGAAGGCCAGGAGACCTGCACCTGTTCGTTCACGGAGAAGATGCGCGCCCACGCGGTGGTGCAGGACACTTCGAGCTGGAAGCAGAAGAAGTCCCAGGGCACCAGCGGGTTTGTGTTGTTCCGTTCGTTCCTCATTGGACAGATGACCACTTCGTAAGAAGTGGTTACTGCCCTCCCCCTCACATGCGTCCCTTCGGTTGCCGTCCACCGGCTGCAGAAGGGGCGTTCGCTTCATTCAACCCCCGTTTTCAGACCACCGGCCCCACTCAGGCTGAGCCCAACGGGCTAGCCTTGGGGCGCTTCGGCTGGCGTGACCCTTTCACCGGATTGGCGTACAGCGCGCGGCAGGCCGCCACGGACCAGCTTGGGTTCGTCATCCCGGTGCCCATCCAGGGCGTATGCATGGACTGGCGGTACAAATACTGGGACGTCACCCGGAAAGCCTTCATCCTGCGTGGGGGTATGGAAGCCACCCTGGTGACCCGGGCGGACGTCTGGGCGCGATTCGCCGGGGGGTCTTATGTCACACAGCAGGTGTATGCTAATGTCCTTGACGGATCCTGCCTTGCCGTAGACAGGAACACCGGACCTGTGGACGGTTACGAGCTAACCCCCTTCAGCGTGGTGTCCGAATGCGGCCCGGGGGAGCTTGCAATCATATCCACTTGGAGCTTTTTTATACCATGAACACCGCAGTACGCACCCCTATCATCCCCGGCGCCCGCGTGGGCGAAGGCAACACCGGGCAGGCAAAGTCCGGAAAGATTTGCACCGTTGGTTGCAAACTGCCCAATGGCTTCACCATGGAGCTGGGCACCTTCGGGACGGAAGACTACAAGTCTTTCAAGTTGCATGGAATAAACAGTGCCAAAATCATTGGCGGCTACGGCATCACAGAGAATGTGCCGGAAGAAATGTTTGACCGTTGGCTGGAGAAGATGAAGGACTTCAAAATGATCCGGCGGGGTCTTATCTTCAAACAGACGGGCAAGTTGGACGAAGCCAGCGCCGCCGCCCTGGGCAGGGAAATGGCCAAGGAAAAGACGGGCCTGGAGCCCAAGGACCCCAAGGCACTCCCGAAGGGCCTTGAGAAGATGGCCAAATAATCATGACCATTGCAG